ATAATATTGATCAATCTAAATTCAATTTTTGTGCCATCATCCAAATATGTGTATAAGAAATTTTCTTCAAATATTTCTGCTCCATAGTCCAAATTAACTGTAAGACCACTTACATTTAAAAATTCATTAATTGTTTTATCGGTATATGTTAAAATGATTGGATTTGAAAGATTTTTTGGTTTGACTAGTAAAGTTCCAGTTTTTTTAAATCCAATTGTAGAATCAACTAAAATAGAAGTTGAATCTGCAGATACATTTTCTAAAACTTTTGTTTTTTTGGTTGATTCGAAGTTTGATATAAATGATGTACTATCTAAAGAAATTTCATAAAAATCCTTAATGATATAGTTTTTTTGTGTAGTTTCTCCAAATCCAACTGAATTGTATATAAAGTCACCAGAGTTTATTGGTCTATACTCAACATTATAGATTGCTGCACTTGCTGTTTTATTTTCTAAAGTTGATTGGAATATTGTTTTTCCTTTTAATTCTTTTCTTAAAGTAGAGTCTGAAACTTTAAATGTAGAATCTCTGACTATTTGTTCAACTAAAATGTTTTTAGTAATCAAATAGTCATTTGATGATGGAGAAATTAAATAATCTTGTGGTTTGATAACAGATATTGATTCACCAAAAAGAACACTAAAAAGAATTTTAAAGGCAGTATCGGTTCCTTTTGTAGTATAAAAATCCTTTGCTCTTGACAATATTGTTTGTAAATTAATTCCCTCTACAAATGTTCTATCCTCAAAACCAGGTAAAAATTGTGCCTTAAATTTTTTAAATAATTCTTGAAAGAATATAATATTTAAATTAATTACTTGTGAACTTTTTATATGGTCAGAAGTATCTGTTGAGGAGAATTTAAATAAATCATTTGTGACATCTTTTTCTAATCCACAAAATCCACGAATGCAACCTATAAAAGAGTTTGTTGTGATGCCAGTATAAGTGATAATTTCATTATCAATTTTCAACAGACCATATTTTTGTGGAAATCCAATTGTATGATTTACGGTAATGGTATCTTCAAAAGATGTAACATCAGAAGAAATTGTGCAAATACCTACTGCACTGGTACTATAAAATGTTTCATTATTAAAATTATCAATACTTTTGTATTTTTGTAGATTTGATGTTAAGTCTACAACACCAGTTTGATGTTCTTGAGAAATATAATATTGCTCTAAAAATTCTTTGAATAAAGGAGATTCAGAATTTAAAAATTCTGGAATCTGAGATTCAATAAATGATTGAATTTTTACTCTTTTAACTTCTGACATTTTATCTTATATAATTTTCGTTGTTATAACTAGATGTTACTGGATATTCTGTTGCAGAGGTATTTTCTCCAGAAGTAATCACATCCTCTAGCATATTTACTTTGAGTGTAGTAGTATCCAACTCTAAGTATATATCTTTCAAAGAAATGACATCATTTGACTCTGGAACAGCTTGAATTTGAATTCCTGATGAATTATCTGAAGAAGTAATAATTACTGGATTTAATTTTATTTCTCCCTTTTTATAATCAACCTCTCCTGCATTATTCACTACAATAAATGGAACTCCATCCACAAGTCTAAAGAAAAAGATAGTCCCAACTTCGTCTGTCTTTGGTACATCACTTAGATATAATTTATCTGCTATATTTTTAATGGTAAATCCTGTGGATTTTATATTATACCCTCTTCCGTCAATTAATTTTTGAACGTGAAATTGATTTCCAAAACAAAGTTCATAATTTGCAAGACTATTGATTGCTGGTTGCAAGTCTCTTCTTATTTTTACTTTTGTGATGTTTGAAGTGATTGAAGTACTTGTATTATCAATTAAAGTTGAAACTTTACTATATTTAAATCTTCCACCAAAACTGTTTAATTCTGTTGATTTTGCATAATTTTTTAATGTATTAATGACTCTAGATTGCAAATCAATTGAACTTGAGGTTGAACTTTTATCATAATATACAGAAGATTCCAATTCAACATACAAATATTTCAAATCAATAATTTCTGGTTGTATTCCAGCAATTGAATATTGTTTTAGTTGCTTTTTAATATCATTTTTTGAGATTTGAGATAAAAATTTACCATTTCTTGGTTTTATTGAAATGTAAACTTTTCCATATTCAGGTGGTTCCAATTCCTCTCCACCATAAGCAGTAACTGTATCTACGTTTGGAAATATAGATGGAATCAGACCTTTGTAATCATTTGCAGTCACTGCACGGTACTGAGAGGCATAAACTCTTGGTCCAAGATATTTAATTGAGTCAATGGTTTCAATATCATCACCATTTTCTGATACTTGAATTGTAGTAATTAAAGAAATTCCACTAGTGATTGCTGTTTGGTTATTATCAACTAAAATTCCAGAAAAGGTGAAATTAAAACATCCATCACCTTCCTTTCCATTTGTTACAATATATGAAACAAGAACTGTGCTTCCACTAATTGGTCGTTTTCCTAAAATATTATCACCAAATAAAATTTCATATTTTTCATCATCAATTTCTTGAATTAAAAATAATTTTGAGTTTTTATCTACTTTGAAAATATTATTATATAACTCATACTTTTCATTTACGACATTTGTAACTTTTACACGGAGTGTGGAGGTATCCACACTTGCATTTGGAATTATAAATCTTTGATTTGGTTGAGAATCATCGATTGTAAATGATTTAGTTAAAAATGTCCCTTCATAGATTTCAATATCTGTAAAATTTGCAACTCCATTATTATCAACAACAACTGTTTTGTCTTCTGGAATTGAAAAAATATAATTTCCTCCCTCAATAGCACCTAAGGCAACTACTCCTGCCTTTAAAGTAACTGTTTTTGAAGTTAAATTGCCACTAGAATCTCTAGGTGTGCTTACGGAAAAACTTATTTTTCCTTTTGATGCTTTTTTTGATCTTGGAACATATCCAATATTACGTGCAAGAGAAACAACATTCTCCCGAAGAGTTGCACTATCAATAAAGGATTCGTTTACCACCATATTGGTGTTAAACGCAGTGATGTAAGAATTATATGCTAAAATATCAATTAAAACAGAAAAGTTAGATCCCTCAAAATCAAAATCTGTAAATTTTGCGTTTGCTCTCAGATAACTCTTAATTTGAGTTCTTAAATCATTAAAATCTAAGTTTGTAAAGTTATTGAAGGACATTATATTCTAGTTGGTTGTAAAATAAACTCTATATTCTGTGGTGGTAATGGTAGTCCAACAATGTCATACACAATTTTAACGGTCAATTCATTATAATCATCAATTACTTCTACCTCTATATTATTTAATCTAATTCTTGGTTCAAAATTATTTAATACAGTTTCAATTTCTCTCTCTAAAATAATCTTTACTTCTTCTGTTGCAAGTTCAAATAAAGAAGAAGTCACAGAGGTTCCCAATAAATCATTGAAGAACCTCTCACCAATTTGAGTTTGAACTAAATTAAGAACAGATCTTTTAATTGCATCCTCATTTTTTAAAATTAAAATATCATTGGTAACAGGATGACGTGAAAAAGACAAACTAATGTCTTTAAAAGATCTTGAAATGCTAATTGGCATCTAAGATTAATTGTCTTTTATATATCTATAATAGTTTTTAGATAATTTTTCCGTAGACTGGTTCAGTACCATAATCCCAATCATCATAGTCTTCATCATTTCTAATTTTTTCGTGCAATTCAGTCTGTTTTTTGAAATCATGCTTTGGTGCTTGATCGTGCATAATCTCCTGAAGAACTTTTTTTGTATTCTTTTGTTGATAATCTGTAATGAGACTTGTAGTTCCCCACATTTCTTTCATATAATCTTTATTTCTATCAATTTGATAAAAAGACATTTGCAACTCCTGTTTTGAATTAAAACCGGAACTTTTAAAGAGGTTGCTATCTCTATCACTATTTAACGATCAATGCATCTAAGATTGTATTTTTCCGAATTTAAGTATTTTAGAAGTTCAATTGCAATTATCTTAGGATTTCCTTCTCCACAAGTATACACATCAATGGCAATACACCCATTTTCAGGCCAAGTGTGACAAGAAACGTGACTTTCTGCTAATGCAATTACAATCGTACATCCTTGTGGAAGAAAACAATGAGAAAAAGTATTCAAAATTGTCATTCCTGCACGTTGAATGCCACGTTCCATTACCTCTTGAATGGAAATTGCATCATTCAGGAGATTGAACTCTACATCATACACCTCAAGTAGAAGGTGTTTGCCCATTGAGATCTGTTCCAATTCGGTTTTTACGAAAAATCTATTTATTTTATCCAAAACCCCCTCCTTTTAAAATCAGAATCTTCAATATAGGTCATATTTTCAAATTTTATATCTTCATTTTCTTCCCAAACTGGAATTGCAACTGAATTTCCGTATCTGAAATCAGGATTTCTGCGAAAATGGACCTCTATTAACTTACCACCTATAAATTCACAGTTAATCCAGTCGTAATTTCCTTTTAAATTTTCTAAAATCTCAGGAAATTTGACTTTTTTATCAATTTTTTCCCATTTACTCCACTTATAAAAGGAATCTGATGAATCTTTTGTGCCTATAACTACCAAATTGGGTTCTTTCTTATAGAAATCTACACTTAAATGCTCTCCATCAAAGATTTCACACCAAAACTCTGCTGGATGTATATGATCTGTGCATCGTTCTAACCATTCTTTACGAGCAAAACGACCCATTCCAAGTAAATTGAAAGATGGTCTAACAATATAAAAGTCGGATTTAGGAACTGTGGTTCCTGAAGGACCACAATTATAACCTAAAATCCGACTTAAAAACAATTTATTATAAACCCAGAGGTCTTCAGAATGTATATGTTTCCATTCATCATTACCATCTAGGTGATACATTACTTTCCTTGACCTCTATAAGGTTTTCTTGCTTTATTACGACTACTCGCAGCATATTTAGTTCCATCACCATCCCCCTGACGAGTTTTCTTAGGTGGTCCAGGAATATAAGAAAGAATTTTACCAGATGCTCCTTTTGTTACTTTTGCCATAATTTTAAAATTTCTTAGTTACGGTTTTACGAAGGTTTTTTAACGGGTTTTTCATAAGAACTCTTCAGCTTATAAAAATGCACCCATAAGATTTATCAAATCTCATAAGTGCATTCTACTTCAAACGTCCTTAAAGGTCAATGGGAGATTCTCAGATAATCCGTGTCTTCTCGTGACCAACTCGGATCTTAGGATCGCACCAGATCTCATATCCTGCCTCTTTTGCATCAAGACAGAATGAAACATCCTCTCCACACATATCCTGAACTTCACCAGATTCAAAGACTTGCATCTTCGGTGCAAACCAAGGATACTCAAGATTCTCAAATACACCTTTCTTAATTAGAACCCAACCAAATCCAGTATAATCAACTGTGAATGGTTTACGACGTTTCTGAATGGTCTCCAGGGTTTCGTGATTCATCACACCACCATTGCTTCTGAAATCATCTTCCTGCAACCAATGGGCAACCGATGTGGTGTGACCATCTTCAGTGCAGTACCATCCAGCAGCAATCTCTTTGTCCATTGCTACAAGACGATAGAACTTCTCAGTATCGAAGACAATATCACTGTCAATCCAGAGTTGATAATCATATTGTAGTTTACCATCCCAAGGAATCTGCTTGGGTCCTCTGAGAACATTTGCTCCAAGACATTTGCATCGTGCAAAGTTCACCATTGAACTGTAGTCTTGTGAAATTTGAATACTTGCACCATTCTGTACAAGATCAAAACACAACTGAACAAAATTCTTTAAGTAAAGATAAGATACTCCTCGTCCAGGCAAACAAAAGACAATTGACTTGCCTCGGATCATTTCTTTTGCTGCTTCCAAATTAAACTCATCCGAATTGCCATCAGATGAAGTGGGCAGTTTTGCTTTTACCGTAAATCCTTTAGCCATAAAAAATAATTGCGAAAAATAATTTGTTTTTAATATTCTACCACCACAAATCAATCATTGCAATGGTCTGTCCCGATTATTTATAGTTACTGTAATATCCTCATCATTTCCCCCAGAAGTCCATACAAGTCCTCTGATAAGTTTCAGTTTTTCCTGTAAGTCATTCTGCGGCACTTGACTTAATAATTCATTTCCCTTTACAGAGATATTATAAGTATTCATTCTCTTCTATTTTTCTTAAAAGGTCTTCAAGTTCTTCTCTCAGTCTATCATTGATTACTAAAATTTTATCGGTGTCTAATCTATGTTGAATTGTATCAATTATTAGATCTTTTTCGTAATCATCAATCTCCAGTCTCATTGTCATTTCTTATTTTAATTTCTAAACTTATATATCATTTTTTATTTTTATGATTGGACCTTTTGCGAAAAAAAATTTGGGGAAAATTTTTTTATTTGTGATGTAATTTCTCTCTCGTTTTCAAAGTTTTGTAGGTTAGGGTAGTGTTGCGTTTTTATATAGGGGGGCATCGGTTAGGTATAAGAATACAACAACACAAAATATAACTGTCAAACAGTGCTGTTTAATTATAATAAACGAACAATCACGAATAGTTTATATTCATTACTGTTTAATTCTAATACGAAACCTTATGGGGGGTTAGTATAAACGAACGGAGGGCATCAGTTTGTATCACGAACTGTGTATAACGAATTGTATAGCACAGGACGAAAAGAATAACAAACCTTATGGGGGGTTGTATAACGAACTCCTCCGAGAGTTTATAA